CCGGAAGAACTTTAACGTTCGGATAGTTTCTGTATGTAGTAGACCTTCCTAAATCAGGAAGATCTTCAGATGATCTAAGACCAACAATTGCATAGTATTGCGTATCCGGGTTCTTTTTTACTACCGAATCCTTAGAGTAGTTCATAGGATTGGTACCGGTCTCAACAATCTCTACATTGCTAGGAAGATGTCTCTTATAAATGTCCCAAATGCGTTTACTTTCCTTGGACGTGATACCGTTTCTTTCTTTAGCTCCGATGAGAACCAGAACTTTATCTACTTTGATGTCTTCTGGTTTCTCGGCAACATCCAATCTCTGTCCATCCACCTTTGCTAAGTCAAAGGAGTTAGTAGCTAAGTCTTTAGCTAAACTAAAATGTCCTAACGTAGGAGGTTTAAATCCTCCGGGTAGAAGGGCTATACCGCTCATTTGAAGAATTGGTTTACTTTAGCTTTGATTTCTCCGATAGAATCTGTATCGATAAGATCCTGGAATTTAGGGCTGTTTATCATATCAGCAATCTTATCTAGATTGCCCATGTATCGATCGGCTTCTTTATCTCTTTGGGTGAGTATGGAGCTAACTTTTTTAGTCATTCTCTGTACTCCAGGTCCTACTCCTTTTTTATCGTAGGTTGTCATGAAATACTTTTTGAGCTGCTTAACTAGCGATTCATCATCTCTATCGAAATCTATACCCTTAGTTTCTTCTTCATAAGCTTTTAAGGCTTCTGGGTCTTCGATATCGTAAGGTGTTCTAAAGGTACTTGCATATGCTTCGGGATCTTTCGACATCATATCGTTTAGGTAATCGTAGATACCTCTACCACCTTTTTTAGCAGCCTTGTTAAACTCTTCGATATCTTTTTTGTATTTATCTCCTCTAAGATTTACAAACAGTTTAAAGTTATCGCCTAGAAGTCTTTCATAATCATCTACCAAACTATAGACGTTAGCCCAAGTTGAAACAACTCCTGCTTTTGGAATTTTACGATCTCTCTGAAAGTTTGAGATGAATGAGATGATCGGGTGAGTATACACCATCACCATCATAACATCGTACCCGGCTTCCATCAGATCTAAAACTTTCTGTTTGTTGGCAGCTGTGGTATCCCATACAAAGTTTCTTCTCTGTTCTTTAGCTTTTTCCACCTCTGAGTCTACTAGTCTGGAGGCGGTAGAAAGGTGCATATTGTCCGCTTCGACATATTTGTCCGGGTTAAAAATTTCTACCCCTGAGGGGATCTTAATTTGATCTAGTACATAGCTTTTCCCGGCTCCGCCTCCGCCGCCCATAACAAGTACTTTGGGACGTCCGTCTTGCTCTAATATAATACTAGTTAGTTTCATTATTCTTACGTCTAGGAGTTCTTTTAGATGTTCTAGTTTCTGTTCTAGGTCTTTCGGTTCTCGTTGTACTTCTAGTTTCTGTTCTAGGTCTTTCGGTTCTCGTTGTACTTCTAGTTTCTGTTCTAGGTCTTTCGGTTCTCGTTGTACTTCTAGGTCTTTCGGTTCTCGTTGTACTTCTAGTGCTTCTAGTTTCCGTTCTTTTTTTATCTGTAGTAGTTCTCGTTGGTATTGTTGTTCGAGTTCTAGTATTAGCAGATCTAGTCTCGGTCCCTCTTGAGCGTCTACCTTGAATTTCGTTTCTACTCCTAACAGGTTTATTAGGTTTGCTACGATTCACTGTAACCGAAGGCCTAGAATAGTAATAGTCGTAATATCCTAAAAAATCGTAGTAGTTCGTATAAATTATTCTGTTACGAACTGGGTAGTAGAAGTAGGGAGTAAAGTGAACGGTAGGGTAGTAGGAGTTCCAATTATAATGAACTTCCACCCGAGGTTCAGCATAACCGTTAAAACCTCTTACTGCAAACCTAGAATCTGGGTGAATTACGGTATAGCATCCAGAAAGGGTAAGCATAAGAAGTATTAACAGTAAGTTTTTCATGTCTAGAGCCGTAAAGTTGTAGGGTACTCTTTATAAATAGGTTCGGTTGTTGGGTTCTCTAATGCATATAATTTATAGATAAGTTTGAAGAGTTCAAAGTTCTCATCTATGTCTTCGACGATTTTTAATTCCCATCCTTTTCCTTGATATACCCCAGGTCTCTTAGACGGTCCTCGTTTAGAAGATTTTAACCAAATAATACCTGTTTTATCGATCTTTTGACCAGTCTGTTCTTCCCATGCTTTAGCATATGCTGCAAGCTGTAGATCGTAAGATTTATGAATAGAGTTAGAAGTTTTAACATCTAAAAGCCAAACCTCATCTTCTATTTTACAAATAATATCGGCTGTACCAGCATATCTATGTTCATCTGAGAATGTAAATTCTTCGGTGGCGATGAGCTCGGAGTTTAAAGTCTTCCAGCATTCTACAAACTTCATCACCATGCTCCATACAAGCTCGTTATATTTTGCATTCCCGAAATCATCCATCCAGGAAACTTCTTCTCCCTCTAAAAGTTTCTCTACAGCTTCGTGAACCTGAGTGCCCTCTTTACCGGCTCTTCTCATAATGTGGTCTGCGTTATGACCTACATCTTTAAGCCAAGTTTCAAAAAACTTATTCTTCGGCATATACTGTAGAATAGTAGTAACCGAAGGGTAGTAGAGGTCTTCACCTCGTTTGTATACGCGGCGATCAAGGAAGTTTATCTGCTGAAGATCAGGATTAAAGTTTAATCTCTTTTTAGAGTTCTCCTGCAGGATGTTGGTTCCTTTAGAAATCATAATAGTTCGAATTTGTATCTCATGAGCCCTGATAGTTCTAGCTCTTGAGCATTTTGTATGTGTTTGGTGAAGGCTTCAAAACCCATCTCACTAGGGTCTTTATCGTCTAGCTCTACCAGGTAAACCTTCTTTCCCATATTTAGGAATTTTTCGCTAAAAGATATTGCTCTTTTAAGTGCGTCTTTATCTAGAGCGATATAAATGTCTTCTACATTTGAAGATACTATTTTTTTGAGTAATTTTGGTGCAATGTTCTTGCCTAGAATAGGAATAGCATTTCTACGAACGGCCATGGCGTCAAAGGTTCCCTCTACCAGTACAATAGGCTTATTCCAGTTGATAGTATTTTCAAATATTATCACATCCCTTGAAGCAGGAGGATTCTTATACTTGATAAAGGAATTCTCGTACGTACGTCCTACAAAATAATTGAGTTGATTATTCTCATCATAAGACGGTATAATAAGACGGCCTTGATACTCTCCTTCTGTACAATAGCCTATATTATATCGAATAAAATCAACCTCGGATAGCCCTCTTCTATAAAGGTACTTTCTAAGCTTGTTTGCTATAACGCTCTGATGGGAGGCAGAGAAGAGGGGTTGAAACTCATCCGGAAGCTTTACTACGTAATTCTCTTCATAATATACCTTTTCACCTTTTCTTACATGTCGAAGAATCTCTACAGCTGTATCTCTAGGTACTTTTAGCTGTCTTAGAAGGGAACGAATAGTTCGCCCACGAGTATTACATACCCAGCACTCCCACGGATTCTGTCCATTTTCATCTGTAGACATCTTAATCTCAAGCTTTTGCTTTCGATGATTACAGAAAGGACAATGGAATGCGTAGTTGTCCCTTGCTCTAGGAGACCCTTTCCCGAGAAGGTTCTCTATATAACCAAGTAGTATAGAATAATCCATATATCACCCAATATGGTATAAGATAGGAAAGAATAGTCTAAATATCAACTAGCCGTAGACCACCATCCTGTCTTACCATGACATTGCTAGGCCGTATGTCGAGCTCGTCTGGATCTATTCCAAATCTTTCAGCTTCTTTTTCTACGGCATCTGCAAACTCGTCGGGTACTTCTTCTTTAAATTCTCCTAGAACTTCCATTTGAATGATTCCGAGGTTTGGTTTCAATACCTCAACATCGTAAATGTAGGCGAAGTTATTAGTCTTCTTTCTTTTGAGCTTCTTAGCGTGTTCTAGCTCTAACTGGTCGGTAGTAACCTTATAGATTCTACCGTTTAAAAGATATGCTGCTCCGTAATCGCCGGAACCAATATATTTGCCACCTTTATCTTTAATCAGATCAACCTGATCCTCAAAATCAGGGTCGTACTGTAATATTTCTGATATGATTCGGTAAAGCTTCATAGGCTCATCGGCCCTGTCCACGGTAGCGCTTTAAGTAGTTTTTAGAACTCTTGATCTTGCTAGCTCTTTTTTTAGAGTGAATACCCTTTCTTTTTTTAGGAGGGTGACTAATGAATGCGGTACCTGAGGACTTTTTTGCCATTATTTATTACATTTACAATCGGAACATTTACAATCGTTCGGATCCTTTATTTTTATTTTTAACGTTCCGGAACCTTTAATAACTCGGTGATAGACTCCCTTTGGTATAAATATCCAAGTAATCGGTTGGGGTAGTTCATTATCGAACTGAAAAAGCCAATCTGTGGGTTCTACAGCTTCTACTATACGGTCTTCTTCATCCCGATGCCAGACTAATTCTTCTTCAGAAATATTCTGATCGAATTCTCTAAAGCGATAAATACCCTTCTCCTCTTCTGTATAAGGTCTACCAGTATCCACTAAAGTTTCTACTTCCTCCTAATGATTTCCAGTATCGTCCAATGTTGCAGGACCAATAACCCGGTTTCGTTTTGTCTTTTTTCTTATCGCATTGATGTCGGGCTGCAAAAGAGGCTCTTGCTGCTGGATCGTCAATTTTGACTGTTAGGTTACCTGAGTCTCCGAAATTAACTTTTACTATGTTACCTTTATCGTTCTTTACGTACACATAAAACTTTTTAGGTCCGCCTCTCTTAGGTTTGTTTAGTTGAACGTCCCTACCTTTATATTCGGCTTCATCTACCATCGGTAGATCTAAAGGTACTTTTTCTCCCTCATAGATTCCGTACTCCCCGATATCTGTAGTTTCTAAAAGATTTAGATCTTCTTCTGAGAGTTGAATTGCTCCTTCATTTACAAGCTTTCTTGCTTCGGCAAATAATTCTACAAAAGCGTCGGATGAGTACCGGTAGACATTATCATGTAGTGAGAGATTATTCTCAATGTGATAATCGATGCCCGGGATTGTGTGTAATACTTCTACGAGTTTTATCATACTATAAAAAGTCCTTTCTGTAGAACTTGCCTAAAATGTTATCGTTTATATATTCGTTGTCTTCTTCCAAGACTCCGTTTATAAATAGATATTTTGTCTCGTAGTAGGTTAGGAGTTTTTTCGTAGGTACGAATTTAAGAATAGTTCTTTTAAAATCCGACTCTTTTCCTTCTTTTACTAGCTTTTTAATCTCAGCCTGAGATCCGTAATATGTCTTCCAGTCAGATTCTTTGATTACCGTGCGCTTACGTTTATAGCCTTTAAGAGGTGGAAGCTTACGCGTAAACTGTAGTACTTTCTTTCCTAGGTATTTTCTACCGGTTGGGATATGCTCTATTTCATAAATAAATCCGAAGGTATCCTCCGGCATATCCTCTATGCTATCAATAACCTTTTCTTCAAATAACCACATTAACTATTTTTTAATCTGTCTATTTCTTCTTGCTGTGTTTGTACTATCTGGTATAGTTCTTTTACGGCTCCTACTAGTACGACTGTAAGTCGAGGATAGGCCACCGAGTAAGGATCCCCAGTTGGATCTCTAAGTACAAATTCTGGTAGAATTTGATTTAGCTCTTCAGCGATAACGCCTATTTCTTGTCTACCGGTATCTTTTTTTGTATAACGGACAGGACGTACTTGAGAAACTTCACTCAACCCGGCTGTATAGTCTTGAATATCTGTTTTAAACCTAATGGCAGAAAGCTCTGTCAAGGTACCACCTACAGTAACGTTTCCAGTTGTAGTAAGAGATCCTGTTATTTCAAGGTTATTAGTAGTGTTGTAGAATGATCCGGTAGAAGCAAAGATACCTCCTCCTCCAACTCCGGTTAAATTAGATCCGTCACCAACAAAAGATCCGGAAAGGACAGAAGCATTTACTCTTCCAAATGATCCGGTTACAGATACATTAAGAGATCCGGTAATCTCAAGATCATTTGTTGTATTATACGACGAGCCAGTTTGGGCAAAGATACCTCCTCCTCCTCCAACTCCGGTAAGTCCGGATCCATCTCCGAAAAAGGACCCCGAGAAAGAGCCTGTTGCTCCATTCGTTACAATCAAAGAACCAGTAATCTCAACATCGCTCGTAATGTTGTGAGAAGACCCGGTAGGTTGAAAGGGCCCCGTATTATCCATTGAACCGGATAAGACATTATCCGCATTCATTTTAGATTTGACACCGGACGTAAACTGGGCGTCAGCGGTATTAAGAGTTAAGGTTCTATTTGTCGTAATGCTACCACCGCCTGTTACACCTCCCGTACCTGTTATAGAAACTGTAGTATGGTCTACATGCTCATTGGCATCGAAGTTTGTAGTCTGATCATGGTCAACCTGAACAGATCCTGAGATAACTCCCGCAGCCATGGGTGTCCCGGTCAACCCGGAGCCATCACCAAAAAACGATCCCGAAAATCCCAAAGACGAGCTTACAGATCCCGTCACCCTTAACGATCCCGTTAGGTGAAGAGATCCTGTAAAATCATGTACGTCATCTTGCGAGTCTCCAAACTTTGATGAACCGCTCTTATAGATAATTGAGGATGATACAATAAGGGTGTTAAAACTTGTAGCACTTACCTCCCCTTGAACGTTTAATGAACCAGTAATGTCTATATCTGACGTAGCAGAATAAGTGGATCCTGTCGCTGCAAAAACAGAGTAGATTGTAAAAGGAGTTCCGGGATCCAGACTCTGAGATTTGAAGAACGTGATCGTCTGCCCAGCAACAGAGGCAGAGTAAAAATACTCCCTAAAGTTGTTGTCCAACTCTGTATGCGTCAGAGCAGATCCTTTGGTATTTCTGAATGTTATTCCCATTTTCTTTTAAAATAGTGCTATTCCTACATAGTATCCTGCGGGAACCTTTACTGCGTTTCTATAAACTGGTCTTTCTCCCGGTTTTGTAGCTTTATTTATTGCTAATTGCATACTTTTAGACGAAGAGGTCCTAAGAGTATGTTTTGCTCCGGCGATAACGACTTGGTATTCTACTCCTTTAGCAAACTCTTCGGCATTCTTTACAATATGCTTTATCAAAGCATCGTTAGATTTAAAAGTAGGTGCCTGTTTGTCTACTGTTTCTATTTCTCCTTTCGCTGCTAGGTTATCTACTGTAGATTGAGCCTGTGCTTTAGGTACTCCAGCTCCAAGAAGTGCTGCTAAAAGTGCAGCTCCCGTAATAGCATTCTTAATAGGTCCTTCTTCTAATTGTTCATTTTTTCTATTTTTACAATGCTTTGGATCAGACTTACTGTAAAATGGCTTAGGACAGGTAGTACCTTTTTTATGCATATGTCCACAGCGCATACAGCAAGTGCTCTTTTTAGCAATCTCCTCTTCGAGAACTTCTAAAACGATATTTCTAAGATTTACTCTCATTTGATACAAATCACTTTAGTAATACCTGAGCCCCCTAATTGGGTAGCCGTCTGTGTAAATAAGTCCCCGGATGCTAATCCTGCATCCGATGTTGGCAGAGTATCTAAGCTTCTGATCTGGCGAAGAGAAAGCGTATGAGTATCTCCTCTTCCAGAAATAGGTACTGCTGAGCTTCCTGTGTAGTGAAGCTGAATTGTTGATCCAGAGTAAGAGCTAGAATAGTAGAGAGATCTAAAGTTAGTATCCATCTGTGAATAGCTTAGCGCTTCTCCTTTTACTGCTCTTAATGTTATATTGTTGTTATCTGCCATTATTATTACATGTCTAATGTAACTACAAAAGTCATATCAGTATCTTTTGATTTTGGAACGGGCTGACCGAGTTTAGCAACCGCAACTAATTCTTGTGCATCATTATAAAGCCCTATTGATGTAACATAAGGTTTAAAATAACTACCTGAGATGTTGTCGGCAATTTTTCCATCGCTTCCTGACATCGCAGAAGGATTTAAGCTGTAAATAAGCTCAGAATCCTTTACTTTACAGTTGTAGTTATAAGTATAAATAGGTTGATTAGATTTCCATTCTAGTACCGGGCGTAGATATCTTGTATAATACCTTGCTACCTTCGAGTCTGTCAGAATCACCTGGCCGTGGGTATATATAATGTCTCCCACATTTACGGTTGTTACTGCTCCAGATCCTGATAGAGAGCTAGAAAAGAACAGTCTTCCTGCTCCATCGTCAATAATTTCTCTACGATGCTGTATTCTAGGAATGTCTACGTATTCTCCTCCAGCTGCCGGTGTTTCTAAAACGTAATCTCCTTCATCATCTAGATAGTCTTCTATTTCCCCTGGGTTAGTAACCGAACCGAAGAGAGTATCTATGTTTTCAATATACAGGTTGGTACCATCTATCGCATCTCTAGAATAGTCAACCGTTACGTACTCGTCTACAGATCCCGATTGAAAGTCTAGGATAAAAGTATTTGGCTGAATATGAGTACCAACTATGTTTCTAGGTACAGAAATAACCCCAATCTCTTCAGAAATAACTCTAGACCCGGTTGTAAAGGAAGACTGTAAGTAGTGTTCGTAGGATCCTGAATTAGTCGATTCTTGAACGAATCCTTTATAGTAGAGATGGTTTATACTTTGCCAAGTTAACGTTTCGTATCTAGACGCAAATAAATCATCAGGATTTAGATAGTTGGGGGAAGACCCCGAAATACCTCGAACAATCTCTATACCGTAATCAGAAATTACGCTTCCACTAGCCAACCAGCTCTTTTTAGCAGAGTAGGCTGTTACATAAACATCCTGCCGATTGAATTTTTTGAAAGCGCTCATTCATTAATAGTCAAGCTTGATTCTTACAAGAGCTTCTTTGGTAAAGTCTTTGACAAGTGGTCTGGATAGTTTAGCTACTGCTAGAAGATCGTTAGCATCGTTGTAGAGTCCAATAGTTGTAATGAAAGACTGGGGTTGTTCGATCATCACACTGTGTCTTAATTCTCCCGAGCCTGTAATCAGGGAAGGGTTCGTTGAGTAATTAAATTCACTATTACGAGCCCGAATGAAGACAAAGTTAGAGGATACCGTCTCTTCTGATGTTACTTTGAAGGAGTTGCCTGATTTAAATGCTTCATATAGAGGAAGAGAATTTTCTGCGTCCGAATTGGATGTTCTTGTTACACCTAGTGCTATTCCTCCCTGAGCGTTTGTTGGTGCAGCAAGCATCTTAGAGTTGAGTAGAATGAGTCCAACATCGGGGAGAAATTTACCCCATGACCCGGTATTAGCTAGAGATGCTGTATAAAATGAACCGTCTTTTTTGTATAATTCGTATTCTCTACCTGCATCTGTAAAGGTCTGTGTTGTTACGTAAGGACTACTGTCAATAAGGGTTACCGATCCTGTGTTTCCTAAGACTAGTTGAAAAGTACCGGGAAGAAGTTTTTCTTTGTATCGTGATCTTTCTAAAGAAATTACATGAAAATAATCAGCAGCTACACCTCCAAAGAGAATCTCTGACTCTTCATCTCCCTTGATTAGATTTCTATATTGACGGTACACTGTCTTTGTAGGAGAAACATGACTGATTCCCTGATCAATCCATAGAGATCCCGAACCCTGTTTATCTGCATAAGCAATATTAAACTGAAGCTCAGAAGTATTTACAGAAGGACTACCATTCCATACCTGAAGGTAGTAATCTCCTGAGGTTGCCTGAGCTTGGGTCGAGGAAGTTACCATCCCAGTTGCTGCTAAAGTAACCAGGTTGTTAGACCATGCCGGAGATGTTACCGACTCGGCACTAACTACAATATCATCTGTTTCTAATCTCTTATAAGACATATCTGTTAAACGTTAACTTTGGTTACTGTTACTGGTATAGAGACTCTGGCGCCGCTATCTCTACCGATAAATGTGATTGTTGTCTGAAGCTGCGTTCTGGATCCAAATAGGGTATTGACCGTAGTTGCTGTAAGGTTGATCGTAGATCCAATCACCGTCTTGGAAACGTTTGTTCCCACCGTTGTTGTTCTATTTAATCTGGCAGCTTCGTCTGTGTTGATTCCTACTCCTTCGAATGTGCTTAGAAGTCTTACATCTGCGATAGTAGCATTGTATCCGCTTGTCTCAAACGTTGATGTAGCTCCTAGATAGTTAAGTGTCTGCGGCGTGATAGCGATAGAAGCGCCCTGCTTTACCGTAATAGCCGAGTATCCGATATTGAGAATAGGGAGCTTAGAAGTACCTCTTGGAAGGGTAGCAAGCTTGTACTTCATAATCTGAGTCTCGTCCGGAAATGCTTCTAGAACCGGCATATTTTCGATAGCCTGTCCGTAGTATACAGATCCTGAAGGATGATTTGGATTATAAAGAGTATAATCTACCTCATCATCTGCTAGTGCAAATTGTGTAATGTTAAAGGATCCGTCTCCGCGAGCAAGAAGCTCTCGTCCTTTTTTCGTCAGGATTGCGTCAACGGTTACAATTGTATTGTCTAGGTATCCCATTTTTTAAGCTTAGTTTATATACTATAAATATGTACGATTAATGTTTACTCTACTCCAGAAATCTTACCATCCTCATCGGTAGTGTACACGGCTCCTTTATCTATCGAGTATACTTTTTTAGACGAAATAGGTATAAGTCTTCCTGAACTATCTTGTTCTTCGTACAGAATTGTAAATCTTTTTACGGTTGGAGATGTTACTATTTCTACGGTACTACGTGTATATGTTGGAAGCGTAGAAGATCCTCCAGGATTTTTACCTCTTAGTTCGTTAGCTTTGTTAAAGTTTGCATAGTAGATAGATACTTTTTCCCTGTCTGCATCTAAGATATCCTTTACGGTGGCCGCGACGGCGTCGGATGGGTAAATAGTACCTTCAAACTCTTGAAAGGATAGAGCAGGTTCATTACCTAGTATGTTGATATTAGTCTCTACTACTCCATCATATCTTATATTTCTCCAAGCTTTAGAAGAGTAGTTGGAATCCTGTATGGTGGCAAATAAAGCTGGATCAACATTTTCAAAGCTACGTAGGGAAGATGAATAGTATCCATCGGTAGCAGGAGTTGGAGTGCCGAACTCACCCGTAGAACCGGATCCGCTATTGTAGAGGTTCTGAGTTTCTATGTATTTCAAGATTACCGGGTAATTGCCCGGAAGTGTTGTGTTTACATAGGTGCCCGTTCTAGGTGATATTGTAGACCTATCTACTGTTATGATTTTTCGTGATTTTCTACCTTCTGTGTAGTTTCCAATAATAGCATTGTAATCGTCCCTGTAGAAGTTTTCTGGACCGCTAAAGGATACCCTCATAGGAAGATAAGATAGCTCACCAAACTGAGCTAGCAGGACCGGGACCTGTATTCTGTATTTAGGGTCGAAAAAGTATCCCGTATCCCTAGCCTGTACTTCTTTAATTGGTATTTCAATAGTACGTACCGAGTATCCTTTTGATCCGGAAGCATAGTCAAAAGAAGATGCAGCCGGTAAATAAGGGTAAACAGAAGAAGATACTATCTCAGAGCCGGAACCGAACGTATAGGGAAATTTTCCTCCTCCAGATTGATCAAGAGAACTTGTCACGGTATACTCTAAATAGACCGTTTTAGTGTCTTTCAGTGAAGAACCAAAGTGCGAAGACCCCGAAATATACGGAACAGAAAGCCCAGCGATAAAGATCAGACCGGCGGGAAAGGCAGAAGATGTTTCAGCTGACTGAGAGATAAATACTCCTATAGCGCCGTCTCCTAATCGAGTACGCATATCCTCTCTAATAAACTGCTCTCTAAATTCGTTGAAGGTGCTCATTTTTATGGTCCTGCTGCTTGTACTAGTACTGAGATGGTTGCTGTGTTAGCAAATCCGGAATATGCCCCTGTAAACCCAACAGTAACTGTTCCGCTGCTTGCAGCAGATGGTCCGGTGTGCCTTATGGTAAAGGTATCGTCTCCCGTACCGGTCCCTCCGAGAACAGCACACGATCCTGTAGCTCCTCCTGACATAGTAGCTTCCCAAGTAGCACTCTGGTTATTAGTTGTAATTGTTATTGTTTCGTTAGTCGTTCCAGAATTATCCTTATCAAAGTTTACTGATGTTGGAGATGCTGAGATGGTCAATTGAGAGGGAGTAGGCGTAGCGGTAGGAGTTGGAGTGTTAGTTGGAGTACCTGTTGGCGTAGGAGTAGCAGAAGCTGGGATAGCTGCGTCCTGATCAATCTGAATAGTGTTAGAAGTAGCGGAGGGATCGTCTCCGTAAATTCCCCCTGTTATTGCATCAACTACTACAAAGGCTGTTCTTCCTCCTTCTGTATCAGAGTTAGCATCAATATTGACAGTAAAGGTGTCATCTCCTGATCCTGCTAAGCCGCTAAAGCTTACCCAGTCTGTAGGGTCCCCGGTGTCGTACGAAATACTTGCTGACCAGTTTAAGGTACCTGGTTCAACATCAATATCAAAAGTGTAGCTCTGGCTTGAAGCGTCAACACTTAGTACAGATTGTCTTAATATTCCTCCGTCATCCCAGTAAAGGTCTAAGCTAGGAGGAGTGAGTGAGGGAGTTGGCGTAGGAGTACCTGTCCCGGTTGGTGTCTGAGTTGGAGTATTTGTAGGTGTCGGTGTAGGTGTTCCGGTCCCAGTTGGAGTATTTGTAGGTGTCGGTGTAGGTGTCGCTGCTTGCGTAATAGAGATAGTTCTAGTCGCTAATCCACTAAATCCTCCTGTTCCTGACAGTGTAAGAGTTGCTCCACGAGAAAATCCAGTATTGTTTTCTTCTATATAGAGATCTATACCTACCTCACTCCCAGTTCCCTCATAGGTAGTATCGACACTACCTAATGAAAAGTCTACCCACTGGCTATCAGATTCGATTTCCCAAGTAACATCTCCTCTTGAGGTAGTAACCTGTAACTGTGTCGATTGTGCAGATGAGTTAAAGGATAGGTCTTGAGGATCTTGGTTTGCTCCTAAGTATTCTTCGAATACGGTAAAGACTCCAGGGCTAGTAGTCGGAGTAGGAGTAGCTGTTAAAGTCGTGGTTGTGGTTGGAGTAGCTGTTAAAGTCGTGGTTGTGGTTGGAGTAGCTGTTAAAGTCGTGGTTGTGGTGGGGGTATTTGTTGGTGTTGGTGTTCCGGTTGGTGTTTTAGTTGGTGTACCTGTCGGTGTAGAGGTAGGAGAAGCTCCTGGAGTACCTGTTTGTGTAGGAGTATTTGTAGGTGTGCCTGTTTGTGTAGGAGTGTTTGTGGGGGTACTTGTAGGGGTTGCTGTAAGGGTAGTTGTAGTTGTAGGCGTCGGGGTGTTTGTAGGTGTCTGAGTTGGGGTTGGAGTGTTTGTAGGTGTCGGTGTGGGTGATGGTAGTGAGTTAAATAAGCTTACGAAAAACTTATACTCTTTAAGTCTTGGTGTCTTTGTAACGTTAGCAGCATTTAGTTCCCCATTTGCTACCTCAATTCTACTACCTGAAAACTCTCCCGTAAATTTAGGAGATTCATCGTTAATAACCTTTGTAATTAAGCTTCCACTAGGAGCTCCTACTGTAATTGTGTAGGCAGATCCCGAGGTAGTTCTATACTGATTTCTTCCTCCGAAAGTATCTCCGGAAGAACCAGAAATGCTTCCAACCTGAACTGCCGATCCGGTATAGTAATGTTGGGTAAAGCTTACATCTGGTTGTTTTACCTTACTCCTATCTAAAATGTTAGGCTTGATTACAATACCGGTATTTACAGCAGCTCTAGCAGGTACAAAATCTTTAACGATTCTAAATATAGAATTATCAAAGAATTTAATAAGCCTTACATAATCAAATAGATCGTATCTTGTTGCATTAACAAAAACGTCTCTAGAAAGTTTTTCTAATTCAGCATAGCTTCCACTTTGAGCTCCTCTTGGATCACCAATATAGTCATCAATATTAAAGCTGGAGCTTATTTGAGTCCTAATAAACTTGTTAAGATTATCTGCCGGAGAAAATCCTAGCTCTACTTTATGTATGTCTTGTGAATACTGGTCTCCAAGTTTTACAACGTTGACATGCCTTGATAAGGTGTTACCGGAAGGTACGCTGCCAGTATTATCTAATCTTATTTTATCAATTGAGCTCGTTAGCTCTACGTAAGGGCCGTAG